TTCAGGGAGTACTCCTATATAACTTAAAGCCTCCATATAATCTTGGGATTCAAAATGTTGTAAGGTACTCATATCCATTCGCCATTCATAAAATTCCCCTGGTTTTTTAGGGATAGGAAATTTATGTTTTTCTTCTTCAGTTACTTCAACTGCTTTTACTCCTGCCCACTTCCAATTGTGAAGATTATTTCCATTAATAAACACCATTCCTTTTTTAGGTATATTTACACTTGAAGGTATCCAACATTTTTTATTTTCATCTTCATAAATAAGATCTTTATATAACTCAGGAAACAATCCAGTTTGAGTATTATAGTATTCAGAATCTTTAACTAAAAGATCATTTGAAGTAAATCCACACCCATAACACCAATAAGAATTTATTATAGGATTATCAGGATTAGGAGTATTAATTTGAGTATGATAACAAGCATTAGACTCACATTTAAAACATATAGTTAAATTATCAATCATTGTTTTCTATCTTTTTAAGTTTTGGTAATTCTATTTTCTTCAAATTAGGTAATTTAAGTTGAACCTGTTTTGGGAAATCAGGAATATATTGGGTTAAAATTTCATCTAATTTTTCTTTCATCTTTTCCCAACTAAACTCATTTTTACTTTTATATGCTTGACGTTTTGCTCCATCAATATAATTTTTATAATTTTCAAACATATCATTAATACGAACTCCTGACTGTGCTTGATCTACTGAAAACCATTGGGATTCTTTTAATAAGAATTGATTAGCAGCACTCGGGTGAACATTTGTTAATTGACCGGGTAGCATTGTTGTAAACTCTGGGTTGAGAAAATCTGTATGTCCACTCCAATTAGTAGTTATAATAGGTTTTTTAGTTAAGCTAAATTCAAGTAATGGTCTTCCAAATCCTTCACCTTTAGTTAAATTAACCATTGCTTTCACTTTAGGATGGTTATATAGCTCATTTATCTCAGTGTCTAATATTTCACCATGTAACAAATAAATGTTAGGTAGATTCTTTGAGTTTACAGATTGACGAATAGTTTTTATTTTTTTAAGAATTTCTTCTCGATCAATATATGAAGACCCAACATGAGAAGTTTTTAATACTAATGCAGGTTTATCCTTTTTATTTTTAAAGATTTCATAAAATGCTTTAATTAATAAACCAACATTTTTTCTATCCTCACCCAAATCACCATTAATCCAGTGTCCTACAAATAAAAATACAAAATTTTCTTTAATGCTATCTAATTCAGGGAATAAAGATACTTTATTAAGTGGTTTATAGATATTAGTATCTGCTCCTTCAAATAATACTTCAATTGGTTTTTCAGTTTTTAATTCACCAATAACTTGATTTGTACGTTGATCTATTTTTTGTAAAATAGTATTTATAAATGTAGATTTTGAGTGTTCTGATGAGGTTAATGTTAGATCCATTCTGTTTACCCCATCAATAAAATCTCCAGGAGAAAGAGTAGTTTCAATTCCCGCTGTTACTCCAATATTATATTTACCAATACGTTGAAACTCATTTGGTACAGTAATTTGCATCCAGATTTCAGGTTGTTTTGGAAGTTGGGGTTGAGTCCATACATAGGTATTTAAAAATTCCCATTCTGGGTTATTTTGGATAAACCCCCATGGGGTATTTCCCCACAATTGGGGTATTATTTTAACATCATATTTATTTAATTCTATGATTGCTTTAACTAAATCTCTAGATCGAGCTCCATATCCTGAGTATGTGTCAATAGGACATGAAATAAAAAATAACGGATTACTCATAACTTTATTAATATACTAATTTGTGAGGGATTATTTTGTCTTTAACTTCATTTACATTTATAAATTCATATTTTTCTCTTGGTTTCCAAGTTTTAAATAATGTATCTAAGGTTTTTATAACTTTTTGACCCATTTTTTCACCTGTAAACCCGGCTTCATCTGATAAAGCCCATTCACGGCCTTTTAAACCAAGTTCTTTTCTTTTTTCTTTATCTAAATTATAAACACTCATAATTTGTTCTGCTGCATCTTCAGCATTGCATCTATCATCCCAAATATAAGGTGTTAATGGTGATCCTTGAATTGATCTATTAGTTGGATATACGGGAAATGCCCATTCACCATGTTCTTTAATAGTACCATTATGGTTTGAAGGAAAATCAGCATCAAAATCAATCCATTTTCCATTAATACTAAAGCGCATTTGATCTTGCATCCCACCAGTTACGTTAGCAATAATTGGATTACCGGCTAACATAGCTTCTGTTAAACTTAACCCCCAGCCTTCATTATTAGTTAATAATATTTGGACATCAGAACAATTATACAATAAATTCATACTATTTAAATCAAGAGTATCTGGGATAAAAATAACATTATATTGATCTCCATTTAAAAGTAATTCTTGTACAGCTGCTAGGTCTGTTCCATTTTCATCTACTACATGAGTGTGTAAAACAAAAGCACATTTTTTGGCCTGTTCAATTGAAAGTTGATCTATAAATAATCTGTAAGCAAGCATAGTATCTGGGATTTGCTTGCGGCGGATATTTCTTGAATTAAAGAATAAAACAAAATCATATTCTTTATTGCCAAATACTTTTTTCTTAAATTCGATTAAGTCTTTATTATCTTTATTAAGTGGTTTAAAAACATCATGATTTAAACCATGAGGTACATACTCAATTATTTTATTTTTAGCCTTATCACCTAATACTAATTCATTAATATTTTTTGTTTGTTTTGAAATGGCTAATAACGCATCACATGACTCATAAAATGCTTGATTATACATAGGTGCAGGGTAGTCATCCCATATATTTAGATATACAATAGGAATTTGTTTGCGGATTTCACCTTCAATTTGGAATAACCAAATAAAATATCTTGGGTCAGTGATTAAGAAAATAGCATCTGGTTTTTCAGCTTTAATAAGATTTCTAATTAAATTAGCATCCCCATAACCACTTACAGGATATAAAAATACTGACGAATCCGTTAACCCGGTGTTAGTGTCTGTATCTTGAGAGAGATCAAGTTTTTTTCCTTGCTCGGGATGTTGGAGAGCTCCTCCAATGTTTATCCAATTAAAATGTTGAGCAGTATTTAATACTAACTCTCTTCCTACAGTTGCTACACCCGATGGAACTCGAATGTCATCACAAATTAATAGGATTTTTTTCCTCTCATTTTGAGGTAAATAGGCAAAACTTGAATTCATAAAAACTTATTTATTTATTTTTCTTTTATTTCTAGATTTATGTGGTTGTGAACTTGTTTTTTAAACTCTTCATCAGTAAGATACAAATGAATGCATCTATCGGCAAGTTTTTGTAAAGAAAATTTATGTCTAACGCAAGCTATTTTGAAATTTTCAAATAATTCACTTTGTACCTTTACACTAGTTAATGTCATATCTTTTTTATCCATAGAATTTATTTTTTCATATAAATATATACGGATTTAAAAAATATATTATTTCATACACAATTCTTTATTATTATTAAAAGGACAATACTGGCAATTTTTATTAGGAGTAATTTTATGAGTGGTAGGTTTATATCCTCCTGTAGGGTCAAAGCATTCCTCTATAAACTGTGTCATTGAATCAACTGCTTTTTTAGTTTTAATTTTACCGCTTGCAGGTGAAAATATTTGAATTCTACTTTGTGGAAACTCACTCTCTTCCCATATTTTTCTCTTTAATATAAAAAATTCTACCTCAATATTATCCTCAGGAATGTTAAATTGTTTGCTATAATAATGTTTATAAAAAATAATTTGGAATTGTTTATCCTCATCTTTTTTAGCATTGTCATTCCAACCTCGTGTAGATGTTTTAAAGTCGTATATTTTTAATATATTTTCTTCTTGATGGTACATCACCAAATCAATATATCCTTTTAATATAACATTTTTATAACGCTCATTTGGGCGTATAGATAAGGGGAGCTCACATCCTACTAGATGCCAACCTTTCTTACTAAAGTAACTACCTTTTTTCTTTTTAAAGAAATTTAAAATATTCACCCCATCATCAAAAAATTCTCTCATTTCGGTTGGTGAACTAAAATGAACTGATTTGTTTGCTTGGTATTCTTTTAAATATGTTTCTCTAAATTTACTTTCAAAATATTCTTTTATATCAATTCTATCAGCAGCAGCAACACTCTCTTCATACATTACTGTTAAGTAGTTTTGAAGTGCTTCATGCATTGCTGTTCCAAATACAGTATGAATTGTAGGAGTATAAGCAGAATGCCCATCCTTATACATTAATTCCCACTTATGAGGACATTGTTTCCACATAGCATATTGAGAATATGAGATAGATTTTTGATAAGAATAATCTATTTCTAAAGGAGTAAATTGTCTTATCTCCTTAATTATTTGTGGGATTTTTTTATTCAAAACTTATTTTTCTTGGATGAATTGTTGTTTAAGCTTTTCAAGATACAGAATAGCATCCATATGCTCTTGTTTAGCATGTTCAATCCAATCTAATAAAGATAAATCAGTCCTATCTAAATCAGTACCATACTTTTCTTTCCCCTTAACACTTCGTTCTTCGAATTGTTTAATTATTGATGTAACTATACTATCCATTTTTTAATAACTTTTTTTGTTCTTTTTCCTCAACACCTAGTTTAGTAAGGATACTTTTTACACCTATTTCTCTTAATATATCAACATATTCTTCGGCTTCACCTAATGAACATTCATAATAATTAGCAATGTGTTTAAGCAATGGTTCTTGCTTTTTCTTTTTAGTCGATTTGATGTATTTGTGGAACATATTCTTTTTGGGTATCATATATAAATATATCTCATATATTTTCTTTTTATCGGAATATGGAAAAGTCTGCACTAAGTTTACAAACTCTATGTATTCGGGGTTCATACTGAGGAAGCGATGCAACATATATGGGTTAAATGTTGCTTGTTCTTCCTCAGTAAATGACTCCCATTTTGGTTTACTAACAGTTAATGCTTTTAACCAATCAAATATCTGCATATTCTTCTCTAAGCTCTTTAGGAAGCATTTCAACTAAAATCTTTCCAGTTTTAATATCATATACTACTGGGATAGGGATAATAGCGTCTTCAGGAGTTCCTGCTACAAATTTTGATACTTTACGTAAAATCATTCCTTCAGCGAAAATATGATTTCCTTCAGGTGATGATAGGGGTTGGGTTGATGCCAAATCAATATTAAGATTTGGGCGGTTACTGGTGTTTTCCATTTTTATTTATTTATTTGTTTTTTATAATTTTTATAATCTATATAAAATCCAATAGCTACTAAAACATTCATTCCAAATGAAGATAATATTTCAACTACATCTTCATATATATTCATTGTTAAATGGATATGTCCTACCATCCAAAATGGTATAGATAGATTACTTGAAATCCATAATAATAGATATGTTATAAAATGTTTTATTGGATTATTTTTAAAACTGAGGCTAATAAAGCCATTATGTTGATTTCTTTATCGATTCTAAAATTAGCATGGTACATATAATTTTCTATTTCAATGATAATCATTGCTTTAGATAGATCATTATTCCCGTATTCATCTAAAGTATCATACATAAATCTATAAACATCTTCAAAATCATCCAAATTACTATCAGCAAGTATTTGTCTAATGTTTTTAAAACTATCTTTAGATGGTGATTTAAGTTC